TACGAGATATTGGCGTGACTGGAGTTCAGACGTGTGCTCTTCCGATCTCCTCAACAAGTAAAATATTCCCACATCAGATTTTGAAAGGAGGCGTTACCAATGCCGACACCACCGAAACCATTCACTGTATTGACAACAGAGAAGAAATCTCACCGGACAAAAGCGGAACTAAAGCAGAGACAGCAAGCAGAAGAAGCACTTTCGACTGGAGTAGCATTGAAAGAACGTCCGGAAGTTAAGAATAATCCAATAGCTCATAAAGAGTTCAAAAGACTGAACGAACTACTAAAGACAATAGGAAAGAATGATGCAATCTACGAGGGAATTATCAATAGATATTGCATGATTTATGCTGAATGCATTGAGTTTGAAGAAAAGCGAGAAAGATTTTATCAACAGTTCGACGACCTGGAAGACAAAGCAGACGACATGGAGTATAAAGACTATTTCAAACTTCAAACAGAGATGCAAAAGAATATTCTTGGAATAGACAAGCAAATTCAATCCAAGCGAAAGATGCTTCTCGACATAGAGAAAGAAAACATAATGACGATTGCCGCAGCACTTAGGAGCATACCGAAAAAACCCGAGAACAAGAAGAATGCATTACTGGAAGCCTTGGGCGGTGATTAATATTGATACAAGATAGTAGAGCATATCAATACTGCGAATGGGCGATAGAGGAAAGTGATAATCTAGTACCTATATACGTTAAAAAGCAGTGCCAGTCATGGAAGGATATTGCTGACGGGAAAGACAAAGAAGCATATATAGACATAAAAACGTATGATAAAATTATTAGTATTTTAAAACTGATGGTTCATCCAGATTTACAAAAACCATTAGATGAATCTCTTGAAAGATATGCAATATTTTTTATAACAGCTATATTTTGTACAAAATACTATGACGAGGATGATAAAATGGAGGTAAGATTCTACGAAACTGCAATACTAAAAATAGCAAGAAAAAATTTTAAGACCTTTGTGTCAGGTGTAATATTCATATTATTAATGCTTACGGAGCCTAGATTTTCTAGGTTCTTTTCTGTTGCACCAGATTTAAAATTGTCAAAAGAGCTTCAGATAGCAATCAAGAAGGTTATTAAGTCGAGCCCACTACTAAGTGATGAATATGATCCTGTTTTTAAAACATTGAGGTCAGAAACAAGATGTTTACTAACCGAAAGTGAATATACACCGCTTGCCTATTCGGAAGATAAAATGGATGGTAAACTTCCAACAGCATTTTTGGCAGACGAAGCCGGCGCAATGGACAGTTACCCTGTAGAAGCTATGAGGTCAGGTCAAATTACGCTACAAAACGCTCTTGGAATAATTATAAGTACCGAATATCCTAATGACAACAATGTAATGGTTGATGAAGTTGACAAAGCAAAAAAAGCACTAGACGGGCTTAGAGATAATAGAAGAATATTCTCACTTTTATATGAACCAGATGATTATTTACTGATTAATGACCAATGGAAAACCAATGATCTCTGCATATATCAAAGCAACCCGGTAGCAGTAGATATAAAGAGAGTGTTCAAAAAACTCTTAGAAAAACGTGAAGATGCCGTCCTGTACGAAAATAAACGAGAAAACTACCTCTGTAAGCACAATAACATTAAGTACAAGGGTCTTGGAGTAGAAGGATACATTGATGTAACTAAAGTAAGAGAGTGTAAAATCAAAGAGGATTTAGCATTTTGGCGAAGGAAAAGAGTTTGGGTAGGTCTAGATTTGTCGCAAACAGATGATAACACAGCGGTTGCAATGGTAACTGAACACGAAGGGATTATTTATGCTAAAGTATGGGGATTTATTCCTAAAGATAAAAAAGACATAAAAAGTAAAAAAGAAAATGTTGATTATAATAGGTTAATCAAGCAAGGTGTATGTTTTGAATGCGGAGATGAAGTTATAGACTATAGTTTTATAGAAAACTTCATACTGACACTTGAAGATAAATATGGTGTAGAAATAATGCAAGTAGGATATGACCGTTATAATGCTATTTCTACAGTTCAAAAGCTAGAAGCTGCGAGTTATGAATGTGTAGAAATAAAGCAGCATTCTAGTGTATTACATATGCCTACAAAGCTACTAAAAGAATGTATTTTAAATAAGACGTTTAGATATGATGATAACCTCATGCTAGAAATAAACTTTCAAAATGCTAGATGTACTGAAGACACTAACTTAAATAAGTATGTAAATAAGAAAAAATCAGATGGTAAAGTTGATATGGTAGTGGCACTAATAAATGCCATTTATTTATTGCAGCAAGATTTATTGTTTGGAACAGATAATTTTGCAGCACAAGTAATCTAGGAGGGGTGATAATTTGAAGTGGCCATGGAAAAAAGAAGAGAGAGCGGAAGATGTAATTAGCCAAGCAGAAACTGCTCTTTTAAAAGCATTATTAGGTAATACTACAGTAACTAAATCAGAAGCTTTAAATATTCCAAGTGTTAAAAGTTGCATTACATTCATAGCTGATACTGTATCTATGATACCAATTAAATTATATAGAGATAATAATGGTAAAGCTGAAGAAGTTAAAAATGATAATAGGGTAATCTTATTGAATGATGATACTAAGGATACCTTGGATGCAGTTCAATTTTGGAGAGCTATTATTACTGACTATTTCCTAGGTAAAGGTGGCTATGCTTATATTAATAGACGTTTCAATGATGTTGTGAGCCTTCATTATGTAGATGAAACTCATATATCTTCAATAAAAGATGTAGATCCTATTTTTAAAAAATATAAAATTATGGTTAATGGCAAAGAATACTGGCCATACGAGTTTATTAAGATATTGAGGAACACGAAAGATGGTGCACAGGGTGTAAGCTTAATTGAGGAAAATAAATTAATATTAAGTGTTGCTTACAACTCATTAATGTTTGAAGAAACGCTTGTTAAAAAAGGTGGAAATAAAAAAGGATTCCTTAAATCAGAGAAAACTCTTACAGAAGATGTTATTAGAATGCTAAAAGAAGCTTGGAGAAATCTTTATAGTAATAATAGCGATAATGTAGTTGTATTAAACAAAGGACTTGAATTTCAGGAAGCTTCAAATACTAGCGTAGAAATGCAACTTAATGAAAATAAAGAGACTAACTCGGCAGAAATTTGCAAGTTATTCAATATACCTGTAAATATTATCAAGGGAACAGCAAGTAAACAAGAATATACAAACGCCTTTAAAATGGGTGTAATGCCTGTATTAAAAGCTATAGAATGTGCTTTAAATAGAGAACTTTTACTCGAAAGAGAGAAAGGTTCTTTTTATTTTGCCTTTGATACAAAAGAAATGTTGAAAGGCGATATTAAGGAAAGATTTGAAGCTTATAAGACAGCTATTGAATCTAATTTCATGCAAATTGATGAAGTTAGATACATGGAGGATTTGCCAGCATTAGGTATCAACTGGATTAAGTTAGGGCTGGATTCTGTTTTATATAACCCTAAGACAGGAGAAATTTATACACCTAATACAAATATGGCTCAAAATATGGAAGATTTGAAAGGTGGTGAGGAAAATGAAAGCGGAAATCAGAGCTGATGGTCTACATATAAGCGGGTATATTAATGTGCCAGGCAGAGAGAGTAGACCTGTTATAACTCCGAGAGGAAAGGTTATAGAGGTTATTGAGCAAAGAGCTTTTCAAAGGGCATTACAGAAGGTGGATAACGTTGATTTAATGGTGGACCACGAAAGGAAAATAGCTTCAACAAAAGATGGCAATTTGAAAGTATGGGAAGATGAAATAGGCCTAAGAGCAGAAGCAATTATAACAGACAAGGAGGTGATTGAAGGAGCGAAGCAAGGGAAATTAAAAGGATGGAGCTTTAACATGATGGAGGTAGTTGATGAGATAGAAGAAAGAGCTGGTAAACTACCTCTTAGACGAGTTAAAGACTTTGTAATGACAGAAATCACTTTAGCACTCAGAAAGCTTCCTGTCTACTCGGCCACATCTATAGAAGTTAGAGCAGAAGAAGAGAAAGAAATTGAAGTAAGAGCATTTGAGTGTGAAGTAAATATTAAGGATCTGACTGAAAATAAAAAGCAAAACATTGATTACACAGAATATCAAAATAAAATTAATAAGTTAAAGGAGAGATAAAAATATGTTAAAAGCTTTAATTGAAAAAAGAAATGAGAAAGTAGCAGAAATGCAATCAATATTGGATAAGGCAAAGGAAGAAAAGAGAGCTATGACAGAAGAAGAAATGGCACAATTTAATGCTCTTGAAAAGGAAATTAGCAATTTAGATGCAACTATCGAAGCTGAAAAAAGAGCAAGTAACTATACAATAACAGATGATAATAAGGACAAGAGTGTAGAAGAAAGAGCAGAAGCGGAAGAAAGAGCTTTTGAAAACTACATAAGGGAACAATGCGGAATGCATGTAGAAGAAAGAGCTGGAGAGCAAAACCTAGACATGGGCAATAACGGTGCTGTAATTCCAGTTACTATAGCACAAAGGATCATAAGTAAGGTCCAAGAAATGGCACCAGTATTGGCTAAGGCAACTAGGTTCAATGTTAAGGGTACTCTCAAAGTGCCAGTATGGGGTAAGGCTAATACAACTCACGATATTACAGTTGGTTATCAAGCTGAATTTACTGATATTACAGCTGATAGTGGAAAATTTACATCTGTTGACTTATCAGGCTACCTTACAGGAGCATTAACCTTAATAGGTAAGTCAGTTGCGAATAATGCTGATGTTGATGTTGTAAACTTCGTAATCAATGAGATGGCTAGAAAAATAGCTTTGTTCTTAGAGAAGGAGTTATTAAACGGTACAGTAGATAAGGCAACAGGTGCATTAGCAACTACTACAACTCTAAATGCAGGTTCTACAAGTGCAATTTCAGCAGACAACCTAATTGATTTACAGGCAAAAATTCCTACTGTATATCAAAATGAAGCAGTATGGATTATGAATCCAAAGACATTTACTGCAATTAAAAAATTAAAAGATGGTAACGGACAATATTTATTGCAAAATGACTTTGCTGGAGAATTCCCATATAGAATATTAGGCAGACCTGTTTATCTATCTGAAAATATGCCTGAAGTCGGAAGTGCAAACAAGGCGGTTCTATACGGCGATTTAAGTGGTTTAGCAGTAAATTTTAGAGAAAATATATCAATTCAAGTATTACAAGAGAAATATGCAACAATGCACGCACTTGGAATTGTTTCATGGTTTGAATTTGACTCTAATGTAATCGATCATCAGAAGTTAGCAACATTAGTAATGTCAACCAACTAATAGAGACGGTAAAATCCGTCTCTAAATTTCTATGAAAGGAGAATAAACATGAGTTATACCGTTAAAAACTACACCGAACAGGGTGGGGAAAAAACTGTTATTGGTGGAGAGATAGTTGTAGAAGGTAAAATTACCGTAGCAGATGGTGGAGAAGTTGAAGGAATAACAGGGGTTACTGCCGCAGCGACTGAATCAACTATCGGAGGAATAAAAGCAGCAGCAAAAGGTGCAGGAGATACGGTAGAGGCAAAAATTGATAGTACTACCTCTAAGCTGTATGTACCAACTTATCCAACAGTACCGGAAGAAGCTACAACAGAAACAGCGGGGATTGTAAAGATGGCTGCTAACGTTGCAAAAATAACAGGCGATACAGTAACAGTAGAAAAATTTAACGATTTAATTAATGCTTTAGTAGCAGCGGGATTAATGGCTGATGAAGAATAAAAAAGGGGGGATAACCCTTGAAAGTGAGTGAAGTAACAGTAACTAATGTAGCTGAATATTTAAGACTTGAAGAAGGAGAGTATTCACAAGCGTTACTTACAAGTTTATTAAATACAGCAAAAGAATTTATTAAGTCTTATACAGGTTTAACAATTGATCAGATTGATGAACATGAGGATTTCTATATAGTGGTAATGGTATTGTGTCAAGACATGCATGATAATAGGACATATTATGTTGAGAAAAACAACTTAAATAAGGTTGTAGAAACAATATTAGGCATGCACTCAGTAAATTTACTGTAGGTGATAATATGATTAATCCAGGTAAATTAAATAAAAGAATAAAAATACTAAAAAAAGCTAGTGGATGTGATGATTATGGAGAACCTTTAGATGGATATGATACGGTCCATGAATGTTGGGCCAGTGTAAGAAATAAAAGTGGTAAAGAACAATTTCAAGCTGCTACTCCATTTAGCAAAGTAGTTACTAGTTTTTTTATTAGATACACAAAGAAGAATATAGATAATACCATGACTATAGAATTTCCAAAGGATAGTTTCTATAACATTATTTATATAGACAACTATAATTTTTCTAACGAATGGATAGAGATTACAGCTGAGAAGGTGATGTAATGGCTAGAGGGTTTAGAATTGAAGGAATGAGGGAGCTACAAAAAAGCTTAAGAAAGCTTGGTAAAGTACCTCAGAAGCATGTAACAGCATCAGTAAAAAAAGGAATGAACATAGTACTGCGAGATGCAAAAGCCAATGCGCCTGAAGACACTGGAAACTTAAAAAAAGGAATTAAACTGGCAGGAGAACGGGCAAGTACAAAAGGTAAAAAAGTATACAGGGTAGTATTTGACAGAAACATGAATGATATTTTTCAAAAAAAGAATGCTGAGGGTAAGGTTACAGGATATTATCCGGTGTCTCAGGAGTATGGGTATTTCACTAAAAATGGGAGATATATTCCTGGGTTTCGGTTTATACATGGCAGTCTTATTGAGAACACCCAGAAGGTTGAAAAGACTATTATTGATACTATGAAACAAAAAATTGATGCGGAAATAGCGAAAGCGGGGTTTAAGTAATGGAAAGTGGAAGTAATTATTCAGAAGAAGTTGTAATTCCGTTAGACCATTGGAAACAAATTCTTCCAGACTGCGGACAAATCATTCCAGGTACAATTATTGTACACCGACCGGTTAGTGAGGAAACAATTAACGTCATTATGAAAGCTCTAAAAGAAAGTAACAGACCAATACACATCGAGGTGATTTAAGCGGTGGAAATGGCATTGAGATATGAACTCGAACAAAGAATACCTGAATTAATAGGTCAAATATACCCCACACACGCACCAGAAACCGCCACAAATCCGTATTTGGTTTACGCAAGGATAAACACTAACCCAGATAAAACACTTGAAGGATATACGGATAAACAGGCTTTAAGCTATATGTTTTCATGCATGGCAACAAAATACGCTGATATGAAAAGTCTCTCCAATAAGGTAGAGGCTTTTTTAATGTCCATTCCAAGGACAACTATAGGGCAAGAAAGTATTTATGTTGAGGATTTAGCAATGAATAACATAACCGAAACATGGGAACCAGAACTTAAAGTTAACCGAGGGATAATAGATTTTACAATTTATATTTAAGGAGGTACGACAATGGCAAATAGAGCATTAGGAACTAGACTAATGATAGGAGCGAACAAAGTAGTTGGACTTAAATCAATAGGCGGAATTGAATTATCTGCAGACACTATTGATACAACTACTCTTGATAGTGACGGAGGTTACAAAGAATTTATAGGCGGGTTTAAAGACGCAGGAGAAGTATCAATAAGTGGAAACTTTGAACCATCTGACACCACTGGTCAAAATGCACTATATGAAGCGTTTGAAAGTGGGAATGTAATACAATTCCAGATTTTATTTCCTGCAGCTATGGGTGCAAGTTGGAATTTTAACGGGGTAGTAACTGGATATTCAACAAGTGCTGAATTGGAGGATTTAGTCACATTTGAAGCAACAATAAAAGTAAGTGGAAAACCGACATTAAATCTTACTGCTAGTTCCGGGTTGACAGGGTTGTCCCTCTCCGGAACGGGAGGAACTTTATCTCCTGGGTTTGCAACAGGTACATACTACTACACATTTGACGGAGTTACCGCAAACAGTGTAACTCTAACGGCAACAGGAACAGGGCAGACAATAAAATTATATGTTGATGGAGAATACAAAGAAACTCTGTCAAGTGGTTCGGCATCAAATGCAATATCATTGTCAGTAGGTTCAAAGAAGTTGACTATTCTTGCGAACGAATCGGGCAAAACAATAAAAACTTATGAAGTTATAGTAGTTAAAACAGCTTAAACAAAACAATCATACGGGATAGGATAAAACCTATCCCTTTAATATATAAGGAGGACTTATCATGTTTACACCAATCGAGTTAGATAAACCAAGAAAAATTTTAATGGGTTTTGAGGGCTTGCAATTATTTAAAAAGCTAACCGGGCAAAGCCTTGCAAAAATGGATTATGAAAATGCGGATATGGAGGATTATGTCCCGGCAATTTTTTACTGTGGGCTTATTCATGAGGACAAAGAACTTACGTATGAACAAACACTACAACTTATAGACGAACATTTAGGGGTAAAAGGTGCTTTGGAATTGCTACCCGCAATACTTGAAGAAACGTTCGGCAAGGCTGACGATGTAAAAAACGGGGAGAGGGCAGCAAAGAAGAAATAAAAGATTATGAGGAAGATTGTTTAAAAAAAGCTGCCCTAATCGGGATTACTTATAACGAATTTCTTAAAATTACACCCCGAATATTAAACATATATATTGAAGCTTATCAAAGCAAAAAGGAACTTGAATATCAGGAATATGAAACAAAACTTAAAAATGAGCAAATCTTACTTACAATTCAAGCCTACCAAATATCACGTTGGGTTTGGGCAAAGAGAGTAGATATAAAAAAGATACTCAGCAATTTTGAAGATAAAAAAGAAATGACGGACGATGAAATGCTCACAAAAGTAAAGGCACTAAATGCGCTATTTGGTGGGGAGGTGAGATAACAGGTGTCAAGAAGTAATTTTATTGTTAGAGGCGGTGCCGATTTTAGTGGGATCGATAAAGCCGCTGCAAAAACCGAAGCAAAGCTTAAAAGCTTTCAAACCGGAATAAGTAGCACAATGAAAAGGGTTGGAATTGCTTTAGCAGCTATAGGAGTTGGAAATTTTGTAAAAAACTCAACTCAGATGGCTATGGGCGTTGAAAGTGCTGTGGAAAATATAAGCCGTAATATGGGAGATTCTGCAAAAGCCTTTAACAATTGGGCACAAACTCAATCCAAGGCGTATGGATTGGCAAGGTCTGAGGCATATAAATACGGTTCTACATATAGCAATTTAATAAGCGGATTTACTAAGAACACTGCAGAAACAGAAAAATATACGACACAACTTTTAAAAACATCAGCTATAGTAGCAAGTAAAACAGGCAGAACGGTTGAAGATGTATCTGAAAGAATCCGTTCAGGTTTACTTGGAAACACGGAAGCAATAGAAGATGTTGGTATATATGCACAGGTTGCAATGTTAAAATCAACAGCAGCATTTAAAAAAATAGCGGATGGTAGGTCGTGGGATAAACTATCATATTATGAGCAACAGCAAATAAGATTAATGTCCATACTTGAACAAGCTCATAACAAATATGGTGATACGCTAGCTAATACAACAGCTACAAAGCAGCAGATGTTTATTGCAACATTGAAAAATATACAGTTAAACATTGGTCAAGCTTTTTTACCAATATACAACGTTGTTTTACCGGCCCTAAATGCTCTAGCAAGCAAAATTGAAGCAATAACAAGTGTTTTTGCACAATTTACACAGGCTTTGTTTGGTAAGGCAATTATGGGAACCACGGCAAAGGATACAGAAAAACAAGCGAGTGCGATGTCTGACTTGGGTGCATCTACAGAAAAAGCCGGGAAGAAAGCAAAGGGAGCATTAGCAAGTTTCGACGAAATAAACACATTATCACTTAACAAAGATAGTGGTGGAGGTTCCGGAGGTGGTGGAGCTGCAAACGTTGCGACACCCACAACTAAAGACGAAGGTACAAAAATAAATCCTGAAATACAAAAGCTTGCTGACAAATTAAAAGACATATTTAGCCCGATTACTACTGCATTTGAAAACCTTAAAAAATCAGCTGAACCACTTATAAACACTATAGGAAAGTATTTGAAAGCATTCTTTGATGAAGTTTTAGTGCCGTTCGGTTCATGGGTAATAAGTGATGCAATACCCGCTTTTTTAAACTTATTAGGTGGGGCCTTAACTGTTTTGAATCCAATAATTAAATCATTTGAACCTCTTGTAACTTGGCTATTTACAAACTTTTTAAAGCCTTTAGCAGTATGGACTGGAAATGCTTTTGTAACTTCAATTAATGCCGTTGCCACAGCTTTGAAAGCCATAGGCGGGTGGATGAATAGCAATATGTCAATTGTATCAACCATAACAACAACCATAGTTGCTTTTATGGCGGCATGGAAAGTAACAGAACTCTTGGCATTTATACAGATGTCAGGTGGGCTTATAAGTGCTTTAGGTGCAATTAAAGCATCAATAGCAGCATGTACAGTTGCTAAAATAGCGGATAAGGCTGAAACAATAGCATTAACCGCACTTTATGCAAAAGACTTTGTTGTATCACTGGCAAAAAGTGCCGCGCAATTAGCTGTAAATGCTGCTAAGTGGATAGCATCAACCGCTGCAATGATTGCAAATAAGGTAGCGTTAGTCGCTTCAACAGTTGCCCAAGGTGCAATGACAGTTGCAATGCTCGCTTGGAATGTAGCTTGTGGAATAGGTACTGCTGTAACAACAGCGTTTAATGTAGCATTAGCAGTACTCACAAGTCCGATTACACTTGTTATTGCAGCAATAGCAGCACTTGTTGCAGGAGTATATTTACTTATAAAACATTGGAACGATGTTAAACAGGCTGCAAGTACGGCATGGAGTGGAATAGTTAGTGCTTGGAAAGCTTCATCAGGATGGTTTAGTACAAACGTAACGCAACCTGTAAAAAACTTTTTCGGCGGACTATGGGGAGATGTAAAATCGGGAGCAAGTACAGCATGGAGTAAAACATCAGAAGCTTTTAGGAATGCGGGAAGTTGGTTTAGTACAAATGTAGCAGCACCGATAGGCAATGCCTTTTCTACGGCGTGGGGAGGAATTAAAAGCGGATTTACTAAAGCGTTTGATTTTATCAAAAGTGGAATAACAAGCTACATAAACGGCTATATAAGCGTAGTTGAAGGGTTTACAAATGCTTTTATAAGGGGAATCAATTTTATAATAAGAGGACTTAATAAAATACATTTTGATGTACCTGGTTGGCTATCATCAATTACAGGAATGAAAACATTTGGATTTAACCTTGGGGAAGTCAGGGAAGTTAATTTGCCTAGGTTGGCAAAGGGTGGAATTACAAACGGGGAAATGACTGCCGTAATAGGTGATAACCCGGGAGGCCGCGAGGTTGTATCTCCTTTGGATGATCTTAAAAACATAATATCAGGTACGATAAACACTGCTGTAAACTCCGGAAACAATGCTCCAACAACTTTAATAATGCAATTAAATGATAATGTCCTTGGAAAAGTAATAATCGATACATTCAAAGGGTTAAGTCGTCAAACTGGATTGTCAGTAATACCGGTTTAGGAGGGTTGTAAATGGTACTAAAAATAAACGGAGCAAGCATATCAGCAAAACCAAAACCGGGCGGGTTTACTGTAACTGTTATGGACATAGATAGCGAGAATACAACAAGGTCTGCAAACGGTACTTTGAACAGGGACAGAGTTGCAGTTAAGCGGCAAATAGAAATAGATTTTGTACCGCTAAATATGTCGGAAGTATCTCAATTACTACAATCTATGAGTAATCCGTTTTTTGAGGTATATTATCCCGACCCAATGGAAGGAACATATGTTACTAAAACATTTTATGTAGGAAATAGGGCATCTCCTGCAGCAATCGAAAAAAACGGAGTATTGCTGTGGGACGGCCTTAAAATCACATTAACAGAGAGGTGAGAAACCTTGTACGAAGTATCAGAACTATTTAAAACTTATTCAAAGCAACACGACAGAATCCTTGAAAGCAAAGCAGAAATTGGCGGCATGACATTCTTAGACAACGAAATAGTTGAATTTACTATAGATGATGATATCACACCCACAGACGATTTTATAATTGGTATGTCAACATCATCAAAACTTACATTGTCATTGAGAACAAATGAAACTATTCCTATTAATTCAAAAATAGTACCATATATAAGGTTTACAGGAGAACAAGGCCCTTCCGAATGGTTAAAGCTTGGAGAATACTATATTGATTCCAGGACAATTGACCTGAAAGTATGGAAATTTACGTGTTATGACAAAATGGTATACGGTGAACAAGATTTTATATCAAGTCTTACATATCCTGCAACTATGCAAGCAGTTTGGAATGAGTGCTGCGGAATACTTGGAGTTGAATCATCAGCAGAGATAAACCCGGCTTACACATTCCAAGTAGCTCCTACCGGGCATAAACTCCGGGAGGTATTAGGCTTTATAGCTGCAGCACATGTCGCTAGTGCGAAAATTATGAAAGATGGCAAAATGGATTTAATTAAGTTCGCTAAAAGTAGCCAGACGGTTGAAAAAATAACAGCATCGAACTACACCAAAGCCCCGGTAACAAACCCAGCAAAATCAATAACAAAAATAGTAGTAACAAGCAATAACCAAGGGGATACATCGCAAATAGAAATCGGTGAAGGTGACGAAAGCAAGACATTAACCATTAATAACCCATACATAAACCAGGATATACTTAATGATATGTATGCCACTCTGAACGGGTTCAGGTATGTTCCGTTTACCATGGATTGGCGGTGTTACCCCTGGCTAGAAGTCGGGGACACAATCGACGTAGAACAGTTCCAGACATATACATGGCTTGAAGCAACAATGCCATGGCAGGAGGCGGATTTCCCTTGGCGTGACCTACCAACTTTTAACACAGTGTTAATGAAAAACACTATATCATACAAAGGAGGTCTAAAAGCTTCGTCCTCAGCTTCGGCAACATCCGCACAGCAGAGTGAAACAAAGTTTAAAGGGCCATTGACAAGGCAGGTTGAGCAAATTGACAAAACAGCCGTAAGAGAAACTAAGAACTACTACGGAGTTACAATCAACCGTGATGTCGGGATAAGGGTAGACAGTACCTCTGGCAGTTCGGCAATCTTCAACGGCGACACAATAAGTTTAGGGGCATCGAATGATAACGGGATATTCTTTGACGTGCTTACAGGAAAATACAGAATAAACGGCACTCTTGAAGCAGTAGACGGGCATTTTGACGGAACAGTATTAGCAGAAAACATCGACACAACAAATGCAAAAATATCAGTTGCACAAATTGAAGATTTAATTGTAGGCAACAACGTAACAATGGGGCCAAATGCAACGATAGCATGGAGTAAAGTAATAGGTTCTAATGCCGGTGCAGTTTCTGCGTGGGAAGATAGTGGATATGCTACTTATATTGATAATTCAGGAGTATACACTGGAAGTATATATGCAAATCAAATTTTCGGAGGTATTGCAAACCTAAACGACAGTGTTAATATTGGTGATCCTAACTCGCTTAACCCCAAATTTTTAAACTTTTATAATAACGCATCTGTAGCAAGCTCGTTGTCTCTGGATACACAGGGAGCACTATTGTTAGATAGCTATAACGGTCTGCAATTGCAAGGAGGCCCTTTTAACTGGATTAATATAGGGTTCCACGAAAATGACTACATTGATATATCCGGGCAAACTGACTTTAGTGGAGGTATTGTAACATTATGGGATGATGCTGTATTTAAAAGTGCTGTTAATTTTACAGATGCTTACGTTACAGGGTTAGAAACTAATGTTTTTACTCAACCGCCACATAATCATGGTATACCACCGGGAACACGGCTTGCAATAGTAGATACATCAAATCAAATAGTAGGGAGTGTTACATTTGCTGAAAGTGGAGGATTTTCACATTATCATTCAGTAGAATAAAAAATACCTAGAGATTAATTCTCTAGGTATTTTAGTATTAAATTGATGTTCAAATATGCAGTTCCATTGTAATATATAAAATTTACTTTATTAGCATCAGCTGTTTTTAGGATTAAGTTACCATCTTTATCAAAAAGATTAAAACTATTACTTTGCCCCGAAAGTTTAGACTTCATTTTATACTTTACAGCCAAATCCCACATACTTACATAAACATTATTGTCGTATTTTATTGCAGAATATTTATTATATGTGATTTTATCAAAACTGTCACCATCTTCTAAACGTGTAACATTATTAGGGTTATTTGTGTTATCTATTTCCGGGATAGTATAGTCTGGAAAACTTGGTTCCGTTGGTTCGGCTTCAGTATATGCAGATGTGACATTAATTTTGCTATCCGCGAATTTAACATCAAGACCGGCAGTTTTTAAATCTGCAAGTTTTAGATATGTTGAACCGTTTATGTTGTATGCATCGACTTGCGCCTTATCTCCATTAATAAATACCGGGAACGGATTAGGGACTACTTTTAATTGTACGGCAAAGGCAGTTAATGAGACTGACACTAACAATCCAACAATCAGCCCAGAGAAAAATTTTTTCATAATTATATGCCTCCTTAATAAAAAATATAACCTTTTGGGTAATTATTACCTCTTTAATTGCATTATATTCCAGACATGCAATATTTGTAAATAAAAAATGAAAAATGAAAGGAAGATGTAACATGGCTACACAAAAAATTTTAGATAGGAACTACAAAATAGAAGGAGGTGTTGTGACAATAGTAGAGACAACACAGAAACAGCTTAATAAGGCCGAACTACAAGCACAGAAGATACAACTACTCAACAGACAGACACAGTTGTCAAATCAGGTTACAGAGCTGCAGAAACAATCTAAGTCAATAGATGAATCAATCAAAGAAATTGACGAAATGATTGCAAGCCTTGACGGAGGTGGTGAACAGGATGGCGAACAAGTACTGTAATCTTTACGGCGAAAACAAAATAAAGGATGATTACACAAAGATAAACGATGGTTTTGCTGTGGTTGAAACAGATATTACAGGAGTACTTAACTCCGAAATAGAACGTGAGACAGCGGAGACACAGCGGGAAGTAAACGAAGTAGACCGACAACTCCGCCATATGAACACTAAACATTACGGAGAGTATAACAATGATTTTGTGTATCATACAAACAATATTGTGAGCTATCAAGGTAGCTCTTTTATGCTAAAAGAAAACGCGGACGGTACTATATTAGAATCGCAGGGATTTGCTCCACCTACCTATCCGACCGAAGAAAACGAACGTTGGAAAATGGTCGGAAAGAGAGGTGACAAAGGAGATACTGGAATAGTGCCAAACATTCAAATAGGTACCGTAACTACGGTAATGCCTAGCAATCCCGCAACTGTTACAAGACAGGCTGGAAGTCCTAACGAAGCTCCTGTTTTTGATTTTGCAATACCAAGGGGATACGATGGAACGGGCGTCGGTGATGTGCTTTGGGCAGATATAGACCAAGACCAAGATGGAGTCATAGATATTGCAAATACCGCCAATATTGCTGTTGATGCAAATAAACTTGGAGGACAACTACCAGAGTACTACGGAAAAGAATCGGACGTAAGTGAACTAAGTAATAACATAAGTACCCACATAGCTGATTATGTTAGGCAACCGTTTAGCGGACATGTAGATAATGATAGTACGGAAACCGACTATAAAGTAACTCTTACTCCCACGTTAACCGCTTATGTAGATGGATTACCAATAACTATAATTCCAAATGTAGATTGTGGTGAATCACCAACATTAAATATTTGCGGGTTAGGTGCTACACCGCTTTTAGATGCTGAGGGTGTAGCGTTAACAGCAGGAGCAATGAAAGCTAACAAACCTTATAGTTTCGTGAGGGTAGGTAGCAATTTTTTTATACGTAGTCCCGGTGGAGGTAGCTTTATTAAAAGTCTGCAAACCGGAATAAAAACAGGGATTGGAACATCAACAACTGTAAGTATTACAAGTGTTGACATGTCAAAAGCTATATTAAGATTTAAGCCAAGAGGCATAACCGAAAATTGGTATGCTTATTATTCTGATTTAAGCGTGATAGGTTATTTAAGTGCAAATAACACAATTAGGTTTGATAGAATGAGCACAGCAAACACAGTAGATGTCGGTTGGCAGGTCGTTGAAGCAAATGTCAAAAGCATACAAAGAGGTATCTGCTTAGTACAAGCGACTGATAAAACCATAAACATATCAATTACAAACATTGATGTGTCCAAAGCAGAAATTATATATTATGTAACAATACATACAGATTCTAGAAGACCTGATGGATACACGTTTTCATCACAATTAACATCGTCGTCACTTACATTTGAAAGAACTACCGCCGATGGAGATGGGAAAATATCCTGGCAAGTAGTTGAATACAATTAAATTTAACGGAGGTTGTTATGAGAGTTATAAAAATAATTAACAATTTGGTAGTTGAGGTAAAAACCATGCTTGACAGCTACCAGCTGCAAGAAAATGAAATAGTATCAGATATCGGAGAAGTTGGCCAGATTCTACAGGAAGATGGGACTTTTATTACTCCTGCGCCTGCACCTGTTCCAGGGTCTGAATCAGTCCTGCAGAATCCAACACTGGATGATAAAATTAATTACTTATATTACAAAGGATTGGGGGTTATATAATGTCACAGGCAGCACAAGATATTTTAAGACTATTGTTGTTAAACATAATAACAATTGACCAGATAAACGATTCACAAATCAAAGAAGAAATAAAAGCCGAATTAAATAAGTAAGCATTACTACAAAGAGGATTACCAAGTGGGTAGTCCTCTTTATTTTAAACGAAAGAAGGGTTGTTTATGACAGGAGAGTGCGGCTATAGATGTATCAACGAAGAGCGTATCCGAACCCTCGAACAAAATCATTCGGAAACGAAAGTATATGTCAAGGAAATAAAAGAAGATTTAACCGAGATAAAGGCAGATATTAAAAAAAGAAACGAGAGCGACAACAAAGCTTGGTCGCCAATTATGCTAGAGCTTATAAAAGCCCTTACTACAGCAATAACCGTTATCGGTGCTATAGTAGGGGCTTTAAAATTTACGGGTAAATAGGAGGGATAACACATGTTAACTAACATAGGATTGGTCGAACATGCCAAAAAGGCATTAAATGAGCATTGGGGGTATGTCAGAGGTACATACGGACAGATATTAAATGAATCCATCTTACAGGCAAAATTGAAGCAATGTGGGGATGATGTAGGGCGGTACTTGGATTTTATTAAAGGTCACTACATAGGTCGGCGTACTGCAGACTGTGTGAATCTTATCAAGTCATACTTGTGGTGGGATACAACAAAAAACAATCCCGTTTATCAATCAAAATATGACGTAAACGCCGATGGAATGTACAAGGCTGCTAAAGAAAAAGGGCCTATTAGTACTATTCCCGAAATACCAGGGGTATGTGTGTGGCACAAGGGACATATAGGAGTATACGTAGGCAACGGTCAAGTAATAGAAGCTCACGGGACAAAAGCAGGCGTAATAAAAACACCACTTAAAGGTTCAGGAGCTACACCATGGACACATTGGCTTAAATGCCCATACATACAATATGTAGTGCCTGAAATGACATATGGTGAGGCATTAAAAATCATATGTAATAAGGTTGATTCGCCGCTTGAATATTGGTTATCAAAACTGCCGGAAGATAAAGCAAAAAAGACCGTATCAAGTTTACCTGCATTATTTATTAAAATAGCCAATGCAATTAAATAAGGAGGATTGAGATCTATGAAAGAAAAAATTGCAAAACTAATAGATGTTAAAACTATAGTAACCTTTGCCCTTGTAGGTGCTGTGATAGGATTTACAGCAACGGACAGAATAGACCCAGAAAAGCTTGCATCTATGGCAACCATGGCAGTAAGCTTTTTCTTTGCGGTTAAATTGAATAAAGTGTAATATACAAATGCCCTCAGGGAAAAATCCTTGAGGGCGTATTTTTTTTAAAAAAAATACGAGGCTAATCAAATTTTAAGCATATTATTGTAAATAAACCAAATTAATGGTAAATTATACGTATAAAACTCTAGGAGGGACATCAAATGGCAAATGAAAAGGTTAAAAAGTCAGTTTTTAAGAGATGGTGGTTTTGGGCTATTATAGTTATTATTGGTGTAGTTATAGCGGTAAATCAAGGGAAGGATGATATAACAGCATCAACAAAGTCTGGCTCAACTTCAAGTGTTTCAACCGTGACAAAAGAAAAAGCGATAGTAGTTAAAGCAGAGGATCTCGCAGCAGCATTTGACGAAAATGAAATTAAAGGGAATAAGTTATATAAAGATAAATTAGCCGAAATTACGGGTATTGTAAGCGATATAGGTGAATCCTTAGGACAAACCTATGTTGTATTATCTAGTGGAAAAGATTTTTCTATAACGAATGTGCAGTGTTTCTTTAAGGATGATAACGAGATTTCAAAAGTAGCTGAAATCAAAAAAGGTACTAAAGTTACTATAATAGGTAAAATAGATGGTAAATCTTTAAACGTAGCGGTTAACGATTGTAAAATAAAATAAAATAAATACACAAAATATATGGTTAATTACATGTAGGCCTGCTTACTTGAAAAACCAAATAAAATCGTAGGTAAACAATGTTGCGCACCCCCGCAACCATTTTCACATAAGACCGTTGTTAATGTTGATTTCACATTGATTGCGGTCTTTGTTGCATCTATACGTTCTACAAGGAGTAATACAGTATCTCTTTCGTTCGTACTTTTCCTAAGATTGTTAAGCCATGCATTTATTTCTTTAGTAGTATAGTCTTTAGGGACTGGCATTTCAGCCAATACTTTAATTTCATTTTTAAGTGATACGATTTGATTTCCGATGTCAGAAATTACTTCTGCGGGTAGTACCCCACTTCCAAGGGATATCATATAATTACTTATTTGCTTTTGTTTTTCGTCAATTTGTAATTTTATTGAATTATTAAATTCATTGATCCGTTTTTTTTCATTAGAAGCGTATTCTTTCAAAGTGTTAGATATAGTTAAGATTGTATCGGTAGACAATAATTGTGCTATATATTCATGGACAGTCTTATCTATTTCATCCATACTTACTGTTCCAGTGCCACATTTATTACGGCAATAAAATATTTTGTATTCATGACCTTTACGACGGGTTATAGTTCCATACATTTTTGAACCACAATTGCCACAATACACAAGACCACTACATAGATAATTCGATTTTTTACCTGTCTGTTTCCTATTGTCCATTATTTTTTGTACCTCCAAAAATATAGCTTTATCAATAATTTGGGGCAACGCACCCTCTATTCTAATTGCGTTTGGTTTTGCACGTCTTAAACTGCGGTTGCTTTCCTCATTAAGGCTATATTTGTATACACCTGTATATTTTTCATTTCTTAACATTTCATAAATTTGTGTGTATTTTATTGGTTTGCCCCGTTTACCTATTATACCTGATTTATTAATTTCACTTACTATATCCTTGAAACCTTCTTTATTTAATGCACAATTAAATATTTTTTTTACAAAATAAGCTTCTTTTTCATTTATAATATATTGCTGATTTTTTATATCGTACCCAAAAGGAGGGCATCCCCCGTTGTGAAGCCCTTTTAATGCCACTTCTTTGTGGCCTTTTTTTGTTTCGTCTGCCAGGTTATCTATGTAATACTCTGACAATGCCCACATCATTGTTTTCATTATCTTTGCTTCTTTTGATTGACCGAAATCCTGCGAAACAGCGACAAGAGATATGTTGTTTTCTGATAACTTTAATTCTAAGTTTACATGTTCTCCAACATTTCTAGCAATACGGTCATATCTGTGTACTAAAACAACGTCAAACAATCCCTGTTTACTATCACGCAATAAAGCTTGGTACTGTTTCCTGCTTTGTGTTTTAGTTCCTTTCCCACTAATGGCTTCATCAGCATACACTTTTAAAATTACATAATCCTTATTTGTTGCGTATTCTTTACAGGCACGAACCTGAGCATCTATGCTTATTTCATCTTGCTTTGTAGATGAATACCTTGCATAAATGACACACTTTATGCCGCTCATATTAGATTACACACCCTTTCAATTTCGTCTTTAAATTTGCATAATAGTTTCTGTTCTTCATATCCTGTGTTGTAACGACATTTACGGTTAATAGTGTCTATTCTTTTTTGGGCTGCCGGCATAGTTACATTAAATAGCATGTACAACGTAAAATAGTCAAGAGAATCCAGTCTTTTTGACAATTCTAATATTGCTATTTCTGGCATTAGTAATTGAGCTGCGAAAAAATTTGCTTCTACTTCTTCTATAGGCCCATCCTTTTGGTGACCAAGATAAATATGCCCGACTTCATGAGCGAGGGTAAAGTTTAGCCTTTCTTGGTTATTGTTGTAAGCATCGTAAAGTATTAACTTTGTATGTCCTATATCTACTACGCATCCATCATTTAAAACACCATTTTCACTAAATTCTAGTAACGATATCCCAACTAAATTACTGTAGTTCTGGAATGTATCAAATATTATGTTTTTATTATACGTCAACGATTTCACGTCAATCCTTAATGATAGATTATTTTGTAATAGTAATAATTTAGTAGCTGTTTTTTCTGCTAAGTTAAAATTTGGCTTACAGTAACAATTTGTCAATACTTTAACCCTCCTTGTTTAAACCCTTCGCTTTTAAATAAATATCTATAGTATTTTCAAAATATTTAATTAACTCATCTCTTTGTTCTTTTGGTATTTCTTCCGCCCTCCTTGCTAAAACTACCAATTTTTTTGCTGTAGGACTTAATTCTTCACTACTATTATCTCTCCCAAGCAAATAGTCTGTTGTAACATTAAAATAATCAGCAACTTTTGAAAGCTTATCGCCGGACGGAGTAGAACTACTCCATTTTTTAATAGTAGCATTTCCTAATCCACAAGCTCTTTCTAAGGCTGCTATATTAGTACCTTTATCTTTGCATAGCTTCTGGATCCTATCGTATAACGTTTCCAATGGTATACCTCCTAATTTTTCTTTTATAAAATTGTAAAAAAACTATTGACAATTAGAAAATGTACCATTAGAATTAGATTATAAGCAAAAAGTAAATAAAAAGCCATTCGATTTATGGTAGATTTTCTATTATCTAAGTTTTTGTTCTATTTTTAGCCTGCAAACTAATAATAGAATAAAATCTAATGTATGTCAACAGTTTTTTACAAATTTTAGGGAAGGAGGTTAAGTATGATACTTGAAAAAATTAAAAAGCTTTGCACACAACACAATATAACTATAAGTGAGTTGGAAAAGAAATTAAATTTTGGAAATGGAACGATTCACAAATGGGATAATGCCCAGCCGTCTGTATCAAAGGTTAAAAGCGTAGCTGACTATTTTAATGTAGATGTTAATTTTTTGATTTACGACGACAAGCCAATCTTTGTAAATAAAGAAGCTTTAAATGTGGCAAAAGATTATGAGGAATTAACTGATAGTCAAAAAGCTTTGGTCAGAAGTTATATTTTGCTTTTTAAGAACGGGCAACAATTACAACCGGCAACTTAATCTTTATTTTATTTAAAGGAGGTTTAAAGTGAGAATACCTATTTCAGCACAAAAAGACCTTAGCACAGGTGAAACAACATACCAATACATAGAAATTAACGAAAAGGTTTTAACAGATTTTTTCGAACAGAAATTTGATAAATTTAAACAGACAAGTAACAACTAAAATTATGTGAGGTGATTAAATGCAATTAATAAAATCAGAAAGTTTTGGAACAGTGATGTGCGATTTGTGGAAAGATGATAAAGGGGACATATGGTTCACTAGGGAACAGATAGGACAAGCTTTAGAATATTCATTTCCACAAGAAGCAATACAAAAAATTCATGAAAGAAATTCAGACAGACTAGATAAGTTTTCAGTCCAAGTCAAATTGACTTCTACTGATGGGAAAGTTTATAACACGACGGTTTACAGTCAAAAAGGTCTAAATGAAATATGCCGTTTCAGCAGACAACCAAAAGCTGATGCATTTATGGATTGGGTGTGGGAAGTAGTTGAATCAATCCGCAGATACGGCTTATATGCAACCGAAGAACTACTAAACGACCCGGACTTAGCAATAAAAGCTTTTACTGCATTAAAAGAAGAAAGGGAACGGAACAAACTGCTTTCTTCGAAAATTGAATTGGACAAGCCAAAGGTTGAATATTTTGACACATTAGTAGAAAGAAACCTTTTGACAAACTTCCGGGACACAGCAAAGGAATTCAAAATGAAGGAAAGAGCTTTCATTGAATGGCTTATAAACAAAGGTTACATATATCGTGACAGCAAGAAAAACATTAAACCGTACGCACAATACGTCCCAAGCCTATTCCAAATAAAAGAATTTGCTACTCCGTTACATGCCGGGAATCAAACACTAATTACTCCAAAAGGTAGGGAAACATTCAGATTACTGTTAAGCCAGTTATCAGCATAGAAAGGAGTGTCAACCATTGGTCAAACTGTTTAAAAACATGACAGACCAAGAAAAAGCAAACGCAACGGATAAGCCTTGGTTGTTCGATGATAACGATGTATTTGTTGATTACAACGGTAGAATGTTGGAACCGAGAAATACCAGAGAAGGAGGGATAGTATGAAATGTAATTGTACTAATAACATGATTGAACAAATCCAGAAATTGAATCCTGACATAAAAAATATATGTCCACCTAAAGAATTTTTTTCTGGAAGGTTGTATTTAAATTTTACAGGCGAACGAACTGTTAGAGGCAAAGAAAAGAAAGTTGACATACCTATTCTTTTATCTAAATGCCCGTTTTGTGGCGAAAAATACGACGAGTTAGAATCCAACAAGTTTTCGACCCGGAAGGAGTGATAACGATGAAACGTCCTCGGAAACCTACACGCAAACAAAAGATAATTATATCAGGCAGACATTTAAATCCTGCGAATTGGTTCATATCTGGTGAATTAGGGGACAAGTTGATTTTAAGACATAGGTATACAAATACAGTACGTGAAATTCTGAAAGCGGGGTGATTGCAATAGACAAAATGACCAAGGACGAATTTGTTAGTCAGTTTAAAGCCGACCAAAAAGCACGTAGAGAACAGAAAAAGCACGACAAAAATGACATAACAGAATACCAATGCGAAGCGCGTAGACGGATGAAAGCAAGGTACAGAGGTACAAACCTAAGAACCATAAACGGGGTACAAATAGCAAGGTGTAATTAAATTAAAATTAAAAAAATGGAGGATGAAAGATTATGAGAGCAACAGGAATAGTAAGACCAGTAGACCAGTTAGGAAGAATAGTATTACCAAAAGAATTAAGGACTACATATGACATGCCAGAAGGAACAGCATTAGAAATTTTCACAGATGGCGATCAAATTATATTAAAGAAATACCAGCCAGGTTGCGTAATATGTGGAGAAATTAAAAACCTAACTACTTTCAAAGGAAAGAACGTATGCAAAAATTGTCGTAAAGAAATGAGGTGATATTATGAGCAGATTTGATATTAGTGCATTTTGGGTAATATTTTGGACTGTAGACCTAGCAACCGCAGCATTTATAATTTGGCTGTGCGAAAAAAACGCAAAGCGAGTAGACAAGTTTATTGACAGATTAGATGCTTGCATGGAGAAATTCATAGCATTTTGTAAACTAATAAAAAGAAAAGACACAATCAAAAAGATTAGTGCCTAACAAACAAAACTAATTAAATTATAAAACGAAAGGGTTAAGGTGTAAAGTATGAAAAAAGTAATAATAAGAGCAGACAGAGCAGGAGTATTTTTTGGAGAATTAAAAGAAAAGAATGGAACGGAAGTAACGTTAGTTAATGCAAGACGTTTATGGTATTGGAATGGAGCTGCCTCTTTGTCACAGTTAGCTGTATCAGGCACAAACCGACCTCATGATTGCAAATTTACTGTAAAAGTAGATGAAATAACCATATTGGGAGTAATTGAAATAATACCTTGCACTGATGCTGCTATTAAATCTATAGAGGGGGTAAATGTATGGAAAGTTTAAAAGAGTTTTTAGATATTAAAATTGGTTCCGGTTCCGGTTCCGGTTCCGGTTACGGTTACGGTTACGGTTACGGTTCCGGTTACGGTGACGGTTCCGGTTACGGTTCCGGTTACGGTTCTGGTTCCGGTTACGGTTACGGTGACGGTTCCGGTTACGGTTCCGGTTACGGTTCTGGTTCCGGTTCCGGTGACGGTTACGGTTCTGGTTCCGGTTCCGGTTACGGTTACGGTGTTAAATCTATAAACAATATGTCAATATATGACGTAGACGGTGTTCCAACAATAATTACGCTTGTGAAAAATAACATTGTTAAAGGGTTTATAGTTAATAATGATTTAACTTTAGATAAATGTTTTGTTGTTAAAAATGGTAATATTTTTGCACACGGAAAAACATTAAAAGAAGCTCAAAATGCATTGATAGACAAACTTTTTAATGATATGAATGAAGACGAAAGAATCAAATTATTTTTGTCTAAGTTTAATTTAATAGATAAATATTCAGCAAAGAAGTTTTTTGATTGGCACAACAAACTGACAGGTAGTTGCTTAATGGGCAGGGAAAGTTTTTGCAAAAGTCATAATGTTGACGTAGATAATGATGAATTTACAGTTAAGGAATTTGTTGAATTAACTAAGAACAGTTATGGTGGTGAAATAATACGCAAAATATTGGAGGCCAGTAATGAGTGAAATAATAACCAAATATGATAATCCTAAAAGCAAACTTGATGAAGAAGATGTATGGGACATTATAGACGATTTAAGACGGTTTATTGATGGGTTAAAAACAAAGATTAAGGAACTTGAAAAACAGCACGAATCAGATATTACGCTTTATTGGACTGTAGAAAATCAAAATAGTAGGTTAAAAGCTAGGATTAAAGAATTGGAAGCATTACTAAACAAGGAGGACTTGAATAAATATGAAAACAAGTAAAATTACAATTAAAAATCTTTTTGGAATCAAAGAGAAGCAACTAGACGGAAAAAGCGTAGAAATAACAGGCACTAACGGTTCTGGTAAATCAAGCATTATAGATGCAATCAGATTTGCCTTAACCAATCAAAGCAACAGGGATTACATAGTAAGAAACGGGGAAACGGAAGGCGAGATAATTATTGAAACTGATACAGGGTTAAGTATAGACCGAAAAAAACGTACCACGCAGGCTGATTACAAGTCTATTAAGGAAAACGGAAAAGATGTTCCTAAACCCGAAAGTTTTTTGCAACAAATATTTACACCAATGCAGCTAAACCCAGTTGCTTTTACTCAAATGTCAAGGCAGGAGCAGAACAGAATAATACTTGACCTCATAGAGTTTGATTGGGATTTGAACACAATCAAGGAATGGTTTGGAGAGATTCCTCAGGGCGTTGATTATGACCAAAACATACTGCAAGTATTAAATGATATCCAAGCGGAAAAAGGAGTTTATTTTCAGACAAGGCAGGATATAAACCGAGATATCCGCACCAAGAAAGCTTTTATTGAAGATATTGCAAAGGATATACCAGCAAACTACGATTCCGTAAAATGGAGTAATTATGAGCTTGGAGCTAAGTACAGGGAACTTGAAACATTGAAAGAACACAATAACAAGATTCAAAGTGCCAAGGTATTCAAGGAAAGTTACAATAACAAAATTCGAGGATATGAGGCCGAGAAAGAAATTGCGATTTCATCCGAAGAAAAAGCCATTGCATCCGAAAAAGAAACCCTTACAAACAGTATTGAAAGAATGAAAGCCGAGATTGCAGCTGCAGAGGATAAACTAAAAGGTTTAGGTTCAAAGCTTGAAGATAAGAAGAAAATTGCAATTGCTGAGTATGAAGCAAAAGTGGCAAAACTTGACGGAGATATTCAAATCGCAAATCAATATGCAGACCTTGAGACAATAGATACAACTGATTTGAATGATGAAATCAACACTGCGGAAGAAATGAAAAAGCACCTAAACGAATACAATCGAATGGTTGCAATGCAAGCCGATGTTGACGTTTTGACTGCTCAATCCGAGGAATTAACAAGAAAAATTGAACTAGCAAGGGAATTACCTTCACAAATATTAAAAACTGCTACAATCCCGATTAATGGCCTTACAGTCGAAAACGGTATACCGCTTATTAACGGATTACCTATTAGCAATCTTTCAGAAGGCGAACAACTTGACTTGTGCGTAGATGTTGCGATATCCAAGCCGAACACGTTACAGATTATATTAATAGACGGAGCAGAGAAGTTGAGCGACGAAAACCGTAATAGACTGTACGCGAAGTGTAAAGAAAAGGGTTTACAGTTTATTGCTACCCGCACAACAAATGATTCTGAATTGGTGGTGACTGAATTATGAGCCAAACACACTGGAAAAAGTTACATAACCCTGACTATTTAGGGGCTTACTCGTTTGAACCGGGTAAGGACATAATTGGTACGATTAAGCAGGTAAAAACAGAAATGGTTACAGGGCCTGATAACCGAAAAGAAGAATGCTCAGTGATACATTTTCATGAGAAAATAAAGCCTTTAGTACTAAACGTCACAAATGCTAAAACTATTGCAAAAATTTATGATACTCCATACATAGAGGAATGGGTTGATAAAAAAATTCAAATGTATGCTACGAAAGTAAAGGCATTTGGTGATTTTGTAGAAGCTGTCAGGATTCGTCAAAAGGTGCCTACACAGGTAAATATCACAACCAAATGTACTGACTGCGGTAATGAAATCAAAGCATATGGAAACATGACAGCCGAGCAGATGGCTAAATACACTTACACAAAGTACGGGAAGGAACTGTGTTCCGATTGTGCCACTAAGGCAAAGGGGGAAAGCTAACCATGTTGACAGCAGAGAATTATTTCAGTATCGAAAATCAAATGAAATATATGGGTGCGAGCCAGTTTAAGGACTTTATGAATTGTGAGGCCGGAGCTCTTGCAAAGATTAAAGGCGAATGGGAGGAACAAAAAACAACCGCTTTACTTGTTGGCAGCTATGTTGATGCACATTATGAAGGAACATTAGACATATTTAAAGCAAAGAATCCAGAAATATTTTTGAAAGGTAAGCCAGAGTTAAAAGCTGAATACAAGCAAGCAGAGTACATAATAAACCGAATTGAACGAGATGAACTATTTCAAAGCTTTATGTCCGGAGAAAAGCAAGTTATTAAAACTGGTGAAATATTTGGTGTGCCGTTTAAAATCAAAATTGACAGTTACCATCCAAGAAATATGATTGTCGATTTAAAGGTAATGAAAGACTTTGAGCCAATTTGGAAAGATGGACTTAGATTAAACTTTGTTGAGGCTTGGGGATATGACATCCAAGCGGCTATTTATCAGTTTATAGAAGGTAATAATCTTCCGTTTTACATAGCAGCAGCTACCAAGGAAAAGCCGGAACCTGATTTAGCAATATTGAACATACCTCAAAATAGACTTGATTATTGTCTTGAAGTTGTAATGGATAATGTGAAGCGGTTTGATGCAATTAAAAAAGGCAAAATAGAACCTAAACGTTGCGAACATTGCGACTACTGCAAGTCAACAAAGGTACTTACCGAAGTAATTAGTTATGATTCCATATGAAAGCTACAATTCTAATTGACAGTCGGGAAAAAGTTAATCAGCACATTACAAAACAGTTAGACAAGCTTGGAATAACTTGGAAGATACAAAAGCTAAATTATGGGGACTACAGTTTTACATGGAACGGTATAGACTATTCAGACAAAATTGTTATTGAGCGCAAGGGGTCACTTGATGAAATAATCGGAAACTTTACAAAAGGCCGTGAACGCTTTAAAAGGGAATTTGAGCGTGCCAAAGGTTGCAAGGTAATTTTACTAGTCGAAGCAACATACGAACAGCTAGACGGGCATTTATACCGTTCCAGAATGTCCTCAAGAGATTTGAAAAGTTTTTTAGCTACATGGTGCAATAAATTTCAACTTGATCTTAAATTTACGGATAAAAACAATTCAGCAAACTTAATTTTACAGTGCTTTAGGGATTTTATTAAATTAAAAGGAGGAATGACTTATTAACAATGTAACTCTAATGGGCCGTCTTACAAAAGACCCTGATTTGAGATATACCAGCGGAAATAATACTGCAACAACAAGCTTTACTTTAGCGGTCAACAGAGATTTTTCACGGGAAGGACAACCACAGGCAGATTTTATCAATATTGTTACATGGGCAAAAACGGCAGAGTTTGCAGGAAAGTATTTTACAAAAGGCTTACAGGTGGGTGTTGTTGGAAGGATTCAAACCAGAACATGGGAAAAGGACGGTCAAAAACATTATGTTACTGAGGTTGTAGCTGACAGAGTTTACTTTGCAGACAGTAAGCGAAGCGGTGAAACTACAACAAGCAAACCACAAAACAGCGAATCCGACGATAGCGGATTTTATCCATTGCCAGATACGGACGATGAGCTACCGTTTTAAGTAAACAATAGCAAAATATTACGCACCAAAAGAAGGTGATACATATAGAAAAATTAACACATTTTAGCCTGTTTACAGGCATAGGCGGGATAGATTTAGCGGCAGAATGGGCGGGATTTGAAACAGTCGGGCAGTGCGAATTTGCAGATTACCCAACAAAAGTTTTAGAAAAGCGTTGGCCCAATGTTGAGAGATGGAGGGATATAAGAAGTGTCACATCGGAAAGTTTCAGAGAAAGAACAGGATTACATACAGTTACCCTTGTTAGCGGGGGATTCCCATGTCAGCCTTTCAGTGTTGCCGGGAACAGAAAAGGCAAGGAAGATGACCGTTACCTCTGGCCGGAAATGCTTAGAGTTATACAAGAATTACAGCCCACTTGGGTACTTGGTGAAAATGTTGCTGGAATCATCACAATGGGGGAATCCGCACCGTTTTCTATCTTGGAAAATGACGATGTTGGTAGCACAACGGAAAACATGGTTCTCGAGGAAATCTGCGAAGCCCTTGAAAAAATCGGTTACGAAGTACAACCGGTACTTATTCCAGCTTGCAGCGTTGGAGCCCCACACCAACGATACAGAACATTTATTGTGGGCTACTCCAAACACAATGGACAGCTTGCCGAGCAGAAGTTACGAAGCAATGAAACGGCAAGCTACAAACGGGGGCAGAAAGAACAGGTTGAGGCCGGGGAATCTGAGAGAGCAAATAGATCCTTTAATGTGTCAAGCCTACACAGAAGCGAGAAAAGAAGCAAATATGATGTGGAGGACACCGGATGCCCATTGCGACAGGGGAGCATCCTCGGAAGAACGGATGAAATGGAAGTTGAAAAATGGAATGCCGATTTCGCTCAACGACCAAGTGGCACATCCTCAGTTGATGTGGCCTACACCAACAACGAGGGATTACAAATCACCGGATATGAATCCAGAATCAAAACGATATATGCAGAAAACGGAACTGAATACAGCAGTCATGATGATGCCAACTCCTACAGCAAGGGACTACAAAGGAGAAAGGAAGCCGGAAACTTTGGAGAAAGCTGGCAGACTACCAACAAACAGCTTGCCGGATATGGTAGCATCTCAAACTACTGGGCAGTTGAACCCGATGTGGGTAGAGTGGCTAATGGGATTCCCAATCGGGTGGACAGACTTAAATGTCTCGGAAACGCAGTAGTACCACAACAGGCATATCCAATATTAAAGGCTATTGCAGACATTGAAAGAGGGTGTATCAGTGGCTAAGAACATAAAAATATTCTTCCGCAAGCCTGAGAACGAACCAAACCTGACTTACAACTATTATGGAGTAACTGAGATTAAGTATGTAGGTGATAAAACGCTAATTTACAAGGGTGAGGAAGAAGAAAAGGTAATTGTTGCGATACTCAACTGGGCAAATGTTAATCAGATAGTGGAGTTGTAGGGAGAAGGTGAAGAATGAACACAGTACTTAAATATCCGGGGAGTAAGTGGAGCATGACGGACTGGATAATCTCAAATTTTCCACCAGGATATGAAGAAATGACATACCTTGAACCTTTCTTCGGGTCCGGAGCAATATTTTTTGGTAAAAATCGAAGCAAAATTGAGACTATAAATGACCTAGATGGTAATGTTGTAAATCTCTTCAAAGTGATAAGAGAACAGCCCGATGAATTAGCAAAACTTATAGATTTAACCCCATGGAGTAGGCAGGAATACAAACAAAGTTATGAAATGACAGGGGATAGCTTGGAGGATGCAAGAAGGTTTATGGTAAGGACGTGGATGGCTATAGGTACAAAGACAAGTGATATCACAGGATGGAGAAATAATATTAAACCAGGGGATAGCGGAGTGTCAAGATGGACTAGATTAACCGAAAGTATAATGCTTGCATCCAATCGCCTAAAATGTTCTAAATCGAAACTTGTTCAAATTGAAAACATGCCTGCAGTAAAACTCATAGAACGTTATAACAGACCATATGTATTTATTTACTGCGACCCGCCCTACGTACTAAGTACACGAAGCAAGAGAATTTATAAATGTGAAATGACAAATGACGACCATGTTGAATTATTAAAGGCTTTAATAAATCATCCCGGGCCTGTAATGATTTCTGGATACCAAAACGACATTTACGAAAATTTATTGCAAGGTTGGTACAAAGAGACAAACAAATCATTTTGTGAAAAAGGGAAAGCAGCAACGGAAGTTATCTGGATGAACTATGAACCACCACAGCAGCAATTATCCCTATTTGAAGGAGGGAAAGTAATTGAACACAGAAGTAATGTTTAGCACAGGTAATGACGAGTGGGAAACGCCAAAGGAGCTTTTTAATAAATTAGATAAAATATACAACTTTACACTTGATGTGTGTGCGACTACTGAAAACGCTAAATGCGAGAGATATTACACAAAATTAGAAGATGGATTAAAACAGTCTTGGGATGGTGAGGTTTGCTGGATGAATCCGCCGTATTCAAAGCCGGAAAACCCATGTAAACCTAACTGTAAAAAGAAATCTTGCATTAAGCGTGGATACCACGTAACTGAATATAAACCAGGGCAAGAAGATTGGATCGCAAAAGCATATAAAGAATCAGAAAAAGGTGCTATAGTCGTTGCTTTACTTCCAGTACGTACAGATACAAAGGCTTTCCATAAGTACATATATAAAAAACAGGACATTATTTTTTTGGAAGGTAGATTGAAGTTCGGGAATTGCAAAGATGCAGCACCGTTTCCAAGTATGATAGTGATTTTCAGATAGTACGGAATATAGCGGTACTCCGCACAAGAAAGGGTGAGTATTAATGAAGTACATAGTTGAGTGTCAGGCACTTGAAAAGATTGAAATTGAAGCAGAATCAAGAGAAGAAGCAGAACATCAGGCATTACTTGAGATAACACTTAGAAAGGATACTTTTGATATTGATTGGTGCATATCGGCGCATGAGCAAAAAAGCGAGTACGTGTATGAACCCGAACCGTACAACCCCGAACTGATGAAGGAGAGTGATTGAGTTGAAAGCCGTATTACAAAGCATACGTCCGAAATGGACAGAGAAAATTTTCCAGGGGATAAAGAAAAAAGAACTGAGGAAATCCAAACCCGTTGGAATAGAATTCCCCTTTATAGTATATGTGTACGAAACAAGGCCGGGAGTAGGGAAAATTATTGGCGAATACACATGCGAAAACATTATAACATCCGAAAATGCTAGTACAGTTGAACCGGGTAGTTGTGTACCAATCGACGAAATCATGTTATACAAAGGCAGTAGAAAAATATGTGGTTGGGATATATCAAATGTGGTTTTGTATGATAAACCGATTCCGCTGTTGGAGTTTGGATTGAGTAGACCACCGCAAAGTTGGTGTTATGTTGAAAGGATGGTGTAAAGGATGGATAAGGAGAAAAATGAGCAGTTAGAATCAATGATTGAGGTTATAGAAAGTTTGATACACGAAATAGGATATAGGACTTTGAGAATGTTCTCAAAAGATAGTCCTGTAAGAACTACTGCATACGATGCTCTTGTATTTAAAAATAATTATGGTAAAGAATTTACAATAACATTTGATGAAAGTAAAGCACCCAAAAAACTTGCAAATGGTGAGCAGGATTTAAATAACTTGGTAAGTACAAATTACATATCTGATAGTGACATGATAAAAGTCTGGTACCAAACAGACGGTGGCGGAAAACTCTATGAAGTGGACATCGAAAGTGTAGCATGTGATCTACAGGTTGCATGGGAGGACTTTGAAACCGAAAAAGATGAAGATGAAGCAATTAAAAAGCAATCATACGATGAAATTCTAGAAAGTATTAAAAATCTTAAATTAGATCAAGAAATTGAAGCTTTTGGATTTGGGTGGGGTTGCACTATGATAAGCCAAAAAGAACTTGATACATTACCAGAGTTTGATGGGTGGTAAGTTCAGCAAATTAGTCTATTACGCACCAAAACAGGTGAAGAAAGTTGAGGTTAAAATGGGGTTAACAGATAATCAAAAGAATTTAATACAGGCGGTATCAAAGAATGATATTACGGCTGCTAAAAAATGTGCCATAGCCTGTGTTGTAGAGGACACTACATCAAAAAACCGTTTGTTTTGTAACAGATATAGAAATATCCTAGAATCGTCAGGATGCAATATGATTGAGCTTCCGCATGAACTTAAAGGCCTTTTATGTGTAGAAGATGTGTCAAATTCGTTTAAAGAAGGTAGATATTATCTTTCAGACAGAGAAAAAGAAGTTTATGAAAGCATAGTTCGGATGAAGATAGCTAATGAAAGACTTATGGAAATGGGGATTCCATATATCAATTCCACATTGCTTTACGGCGAAAGCGGGACAGGGAAAACAACATTTGGAAGATATGTAGCATTTAAGACAGGACTACCTTTTTGCTATCTAAACTTTTCAAACCTCGTTGAATCCTATATGGGAAACACTTCAAAGAACATCAGCAAAGCATTTTCATATGCCATATCTAATCCATGTGTATTTATGCTTGATGAAATTGATTGCATAAGTATTAGACGGTCTGAGGCTGGTTCGAGCGGAAGTGCAGGCGGAGAAATGGCACGAATAACAATAACCTTGATGCAAGAGTTTGACAAACTACCAAATGATGTTGTTGTAATAGGTGCAACTAACCGAAAAGACAGGATAGACGAGGCATTGCTCAGAAGGTTTTCTCTGAAACATGAAGTTAGGGTTTTAAATGATGAAGAAAAAACATCTATGGTTAATAAATACCTGGCAGACATAAGAATGAAACTTCCAGAGGAAGAAACTGAGCTACTGGTTAGAAATAATAAAAACCAATCAATGTTACTGAATGAATTGATCAGAATGATTTCTCTGAAAATTATGGACGAGATTGCTTCGTAAAATGAATAAACCACGAACGAACAGGGGGTGTTAATACGGCAGGTTACATCAAGGTATATAGAGATTTACAGGACAACCCGTTATGGAATGATAAGCCTTTTAGTAAAGGTCAAGCATGGATAGATATCATGTTCAGATGTAACCATGTTTGTAAAAAAGTAATTGGTTTTGGTGATATAAATTGGGTGCTGAGAGGTCAATTTATTTCAAGTAATTATAAACTTGCGGAAGCGTGGGGATGGTCGGAAAGTTCGGTAAGAAAGTTTATGAGATGGCTCCAAGATAACGGTATGATTGTCCGTAAAGCTTCCGTTAAGTGGACGTTATACGAGGTAACAAAATATTGCGTATACCAAGGCATTGATACAAGCGAGTTACAACAGATTAGCAACGCACGAAAAACGCACAAGAAACGCACAACGAACGCACAGCGAACGCCAAACAATAATGATAATAACTATAATAAACTAAAAGAAATAATAAATATATACACATCTGATCCCAAATTAAACGAATCCTTAAACAATTTTCTGGAAATGAGAATCCAAAAAAAAAAGATGCCAACAGAAAACGCTTTGAATCTAATCACTAAAAAACTTTCCAAATTCGATATATCGGTACAGATTGAAATGGTAAACAAATCGGTAGTTAACGGATGGACAGACGTATATGAACTTAAACCAAATCAAACAAATACATATCAAAAGCAAGACAAATCAAACAGAACAAACTTTGAACAGCGGGAATATGATGATAATTACTTTAAAGGATGGTGATTGAATTGACAAAATATACAGTTCCGGGACAACACATAAATTGCAAAAAGTGCAAAAAGGAATTGGTTGTAACTGTACGCAAGCAAACAATATGTCCTGATTGTAGGCAAGAAATAAAACGCAAGAACCAGAACAGGCCGTTTACTACTGAGACTCCTTATCTTGTTTGGCTATGGCACAGTAAAGGATACAGTTTTCAGAACATTGCACTTTCACTTGGTAGGACAATCGATGGCGTAAAAGAGGCATACATGCAGTATTTGCAGAGTAAGGATGGATTACAATGAGACAAGAGTTAATTAACCAGGCTGAAAAAATAATAAATGATGAACTGAATTGGAGCTACAACGAACACGGCGAGTTTCCAAGTCAGTACCACGGATACGGAATTATTTTGGAGGAGCTCAAGGAATCACAAGACGAATTGAAGATGGTTGCAGAGTTGCTTGAAAAAGCATTTTCAGAAATCCGCAACAACGAAATACCAAACGAAACAATAGAATTGCTTAGAACACATGCCAAGCTTTTAGCCTGCGAAGCCGTCCAAACTGCAGCAATGGCACAAAAATTCATTGAAAGTTCGGAGGGGTGGAAGAAATGAGTGAGATAGACTATAAATCAATAGCAAAAGAAAATCACAGAAAATGTACTGATGCTTACGTTGAGATATTAAAACTCGAAAAGAGAATAGAAAAATTAAGTCTTGAAAATGACGTATTAAAAATGGATTACGAAACACTGAAAGAAAGTTATTTGAACTCAGAAATGAATTTGCAGCATGTTACTGAGGAATTGGAACAGCAACAGCAAAAATGGATTCCTATAAGAGAGAGATGGCCAATGAAAAGCGGATATTACCTTGTTACGTATCGAGAATGGAGTAATGGGGATTACCTCCCTAAATTTGATGATACTAGGGTAAAAATATTGAAATACCAAGAAAGTATATTTAGGTTACCAGTGTGTTGCGATAAAAAAGCAGAAGCAGACACACACAGAGAAGTAATCGCCTGGCAACCACTACCAGAACCGTACAAGGAGGGCAGCCATGAGTGACACAACACAGATATTAACAATTGCATTCATGATTTTGAATCTAATACTTGCGTATGGAGCTGTAAGAAAAGATAAAACAGCAAGCGTGGTATATCATATGGGATTCGCTTTAATCCTGGGGGTGATTCTGTTTTGACAAACAGCAGAGAAAAGGGCGCCCGTGGGGAGAGGGAATTATCAAACAAGTTAAAAGAGTATGGTTATGAATCAAGACGAGGGCAACAGTACTGTGGGGCAAACGGTGACGCTGATGTTGTAGGGTTACCGGGGATACATATTGAATGCAAAAGGGTTGAAAATTTAAACATTGATAAAGCTCTGGAACAGGCTACAGCAGACTGTAACAAAGAAACAGAGTTCCCAGCAGTATTTCACCGCAAAAATAAAACAAAATGGAAAGTAACAATGCACCTTGATGATTGGATTGAATTGTACAAGCAATATAAGCCACCTGATTTAATCCAAAATGCCACGCAGGACAAGCTAACATAACAAGGTAAGTAATTTGTAGGGTAAAAATAAAAATCGGTTTAAATGGATTTTAGGAGCAAATAGGAGGTATGCAATTATGAGCAAAGGAGAAGAACTTGTTGAAACATTAATAGTAACACTAAACGATATCAAAAATACATATAATTACAACTTTCAAAACGTGAACGACTTAGATAAAGAATCACAGGATTTAGAGCATGAAATAGAATTATCGACATTCAGCTCCGTAGCAGGATATAAGCTTGCAAAAGAACTACAAAGAGTAAGACGGGAACGTAGAAAGTTAAAAAACGAAAACGAAACATTACAATTGCTAAATGAGTATTTTAATGATCCTAGGTTCAAAAACCTCATTAACGACCTTTGCAACATTAAGGGCAAAATCAGGAAGGTGCAAGACAATCAGGCAAATAGGCTGTACACACCAAAAATTAGAAAAGATTTAACAATTCCACAAAGAGCGGTCCGGGAGGTGGTTTAATGCAAAAGACACCTGATGATAAAATACAAGCTATACGGGATATGAGGCTAAAAGGATATTCGCAGGCATTTATCTGCAACGCATTACATACAAACATCTATGTAGTCAAAAAGTACACAAAAGACATTAAAATAGATTTACGCAAGACAAAAAATAAATTAAATGAGTACAAAGAGGATTATCCTTGTATTACATATCCATTCTCGCAATTATCTCAACAAGACCAAGACAAGTACAACAAAATAATTATTATTAGTCCTGCCGTGCTGTTTGAAATGCGTTGCAACGAAACTAAAATGCGGTATTTAGGGAGGTTGTATGGATAAAAACGAACTATCAGAGATTGTAAAACTCCGAAAAGAGGTCAAACGTCTACAGGACAAGCTTGCTGAACTACAATATGGTGATGGAGACAATGAAACGGTAGTATCTGACAAAGTAAGGGGTAGCATGTCACACTTCCCATATTCTGCCCGGTCGTTTAATCTTGTAGGTTGGGAGCAAATGTCTGAAGAATGCATAAAAAAGCGTAATGATATAGCCGCTAAAATAAGCAATGATTACTACAAACTAAGCTGCAAAATAAATAAAGCAATTGATTACATAAACACCATTGAGGACAGCGAGCTTAGGACTATTTTAAATTACAGATACATTGACGGATTGACAGAAGAACAGACAGCGGAAATCATGGGCATAACTGACAGGACCGTAAGGAGAAAAATAAGAAAATGGGCAAATAAAAATAAGACCACAGCCTAGTGCTGGGTCTTTTCTTTACTTACTTTTTATTTGAACTTCTTTTATTGTTTTGCGTTTCATGTCCCGAAACCAGTCAGCCCGGGCAGCTGAACCGTCTGATTTTTTGTACCCAAGTGCAATTAATGCTTTGTCCAGTTCTTCCAGCTCCTCCGTTGTCTGCCTCACTTGAAATCTATTGTCTGCCATTATATCACCCCAATATTATTCTATTTGACTTCCTGCGACCGCCGAAGCGGTTTCGGGTGGTAGTCAGCCACCCATCATCAGGCAGACTAGAAAATCTCATATCCTGTAACATCACAGTCACGGGATAATATTTCATTGTATATGTCCTCAGCATCTTCTTTGTTGAGTTCGCCATTTTCGATTACTTGTGTTGTAAGGTCGCTAGTAAGGGATACAAATACTTTACCATTGTCTAGTGTTTCAAATTCAACATTCCCAGTATGTTCTTGCCCTTCAAAATCCCAATGTACATTCAATTTCTTCATGCATTACCTCCAATGTAGCCGACACCTTGTTGTGTCTGTCGCTTGTTGTCTATACCTAAATTGTACTACCAAATGGGGTACGTGTCAATAACTTTTTTGAAATTTTTGTAAAATATTTTTTAATCTTTTGAAATGTCCTGTTATGTCCGCTTTTGTAGTGATAAAATAGTATTGTAAAAAGTATACAAATTAATCAAATGGACTATAAAAGACAAAAGCAGCGCAAAAAAGTGTCGGGGGAGTTGGAATATACTCTCCTTTTTGCTGCTTAAAAAACAAAACAAAGGTTGCTTAGCTAGCGTAAAAGGTCTGCATTACTCCGAATGATGCAGGCTTTTCCTTATGTCATTTTACTTCGGAGGTAAATAAATGAATGATACAAAGAGAAATAACGCTAGGTTACGGAACAGTAACCAAAGAAGCAATGCAAGACAGGGACTTAACTATTGAAGCTAAAGCAATATACGCTTACCTGTGTAGTTATGCAGGAGGTAAAGACGAGGCTTATCCAGGTATTAGTAAGATATGTTATGACCTTGGTATCAATGTTAAAAGGTTTAGAAAACATATGCAGTTACTTATTGATAATGATTATATAACAGTTGATAAATACAGGTACACAAATGGTAAGTATTCAAGCAATCATTACTATATAAACAAATAACCATAGTCCTGTTTTAGGTACATGGCAATTTAGGTAGATGGCGTTTTAGGTACATGGCAAAACGGGACTACTAATAATAACAGGTTTTAATAATAACAGTCTTTTAATAATAAGCAGTTTAGTAATAAGTTGACTTTTTACATTTGGAGGTAAAACAGTATGTGTATACTCTGGTTAAAACATAAGATCAAATATCTTAAAGGTAAAGGCTACAGATGTGTTAGATGCGGTAAGACTGCATTGGAGTGTGCTAAACAACATTAAGAGAGGATAATAGTAAACGTATGAAAATATATATCGAAGATGATAACGGCAATAAAACCGAACTAAAAGAACTAAATGAAATAAACCCATTAAGCGAACTTTTAATACTTACTTTAGAAAGGCCTGTGCATGATGAAGCTCTTGCTAAACTTGCTGCAGGGTTAAAGCAAATGACTAATAAGAAATGTATTATACTTGGGCCAGAATTTGGGAAGGTATACGGATGCTAAAGTCATGTAAGTACTGCATGAAGATACATGATAGTAAGTTTGATTGTGGTAAAAAACCTAAGCGGTATAAACCAAGCAATGATATTAATAAGTTCAGGTGGTCACGGAAGTGGAGAGAGAAAGCACAGCAGATAAAAGAAAGAGATAAGTATCTTTGTCAGCTGGCAATCAGAGAGAATCCACCAAGATATATTTATACAGACTTAGAAGTGCATCATATTGAATCAATAGAAGAGAATTGGGACAAGAGATTAGACGATGATAATCTGATTACATTGTCTGAAGAGTACCATGAGAAGGCAGAGCGTGGAGAGATATCAAGAGAAGTACTTATGGAGATAGCGAGGGAGAACAATGTTAGATAACATAAACTCATATATATGTTTAGACTGCGGTAAGATTGCAGGACCTTATTCTAAGCGCAAAATGAACACAATGGATGGTAAACTTTGTGATAAGTGTCATGGTAAACTAATACCTGCGTATGTAGGTATTGATATGGCGCGTGAAGTTGACCGTAGCGTTGAGCAAGGTGGACTTAGTCCTGCAATATGATAAGCATCCCCCCAGGGTGCCAATGATGAAAAATTGAAGCTCGCGGATACAGATCGGAAGAGCGTCGTGTAGGGAAAGAGTGTAGATCTCGGTGGTCGCC